CCCGGACTTACGTTACTACCCCTGGACACTCAGTGTATCAGCAGAAGCACCATGGACCGACTTAGATTTCAAATTCAAGCCAACAGCAAGAGATGTAGATTCAGAAACCACTCAACCCAAGCTAAAGGAGAACCAACCTGCCAAGCTCAAGAAATTCGATCATCATACAGATGTACCGACTTACTTAGCATTCAAACAAGCATGTGGCATCACCGACAACGCAGAGATTTCTTTTCATAATCTATACAACGAGATTTTCATATACAACAGACCACTCATTCACCAAATCAAACAAGGACAAGAGCCTTTTTGGAAGGATGGCAAACCATTGCCTTACCTTTGGAACACACTGCACGCCCGTGCACATGTAGTTTCAGCAAGCGAAGACGACAAGATTCGAGCAGTATTCGGAGCTACCAAGCTACTTTTACAAGCAGAACAGCACTTCATTTGGCCATTACAAGCTACCTATCTAAACACAGATACAGGACAGCTTCTTTGGGGAAGAGAGATGAGCAAAGGAGGATGGCGAAAGCTATTTTCAGAGATGTATCAAGATGGCCCTAAAGCCACGATACTCGGTATAGACTGGAGTCAATTCGACAAACGATTACTTCATCAACTTATCCGCGTAGTACACAAACTCTGGAGATCATATTTCGACTTCACTCAATACGAACCAACAAGTTTCTACCAACACGCCAAACCCAGCGACCCAGCTGCGGTTGAACGACTGTGGGAATGGATGTGCGCAGCAATTACTGACACACCAATCTTACTTCCGAACGGCCAATTATGGAAATGGAACTGGAATGGATTCGGCTCAGGATACCAACAAATCCAACTCATGGATACATTCGCGAACGCGATCATGATTTACACGTGCCTTCACAAGCTCGGAGTAGACATTAGAAATCCAAATTTTTGGGCCCGATTTCAAGGAGATGATTCAATCATCGCCTTTTTCGAACAAATGTACCGTATCTACGGCAACGACTTCCTAGACATGTTCTCAGAAGTAGCACTGATTTATTTCAATGCGAAACTCAGCACAAAGAAGTCATTCATACAAGCACACGCACACAAGGCAACCGTCTTAAGCTATCCCAACCACTTTGGAACAGCTTTTCGAACAGACGAAGACCTATTGCGACACTTGCTTTTTCCCGAACGTCCACAAGACCTCGGTAGATTAGCAGCGTCAGCGATCGGACTAGCACAAGCAGCCCTTGGATGCAGCGACAAATTCCACGAACTATGTGAAACAATATTCACTAAGCTCGTAAAAGAAAAAGGAATCAAGATAAGATGGACCTCCCTTAAATGGATGGTACGAGTAGGACTCTACGAAACACTAGATCAACTCAAGACCACGGAATTCCCGGACCAACTATTCTTAATATCGCAAGCAATCACGCCTCACAAGCGATCAGAGAGTCAAAACCAACGCATCTGGCCAACCACACCCGAAGCCAAGCAAGGATTTTACTTTCTCAACACTATTTAACAGTTTGAGATTTTTTCTGA